GCCTGGTGTAACTAACTTTGGTTGCACGAAAGCTGAGTCACAAACTCGTGCTTTAGAGCGTGGTATTCAAACAATTCTTGGTGAGAAGAAGCCTGAGCCATGCTTGGCTTTTAAGAGGACGCAGTTCAATGATAAGACCAGACTTGTATGGGGCTATCCCTATTCGATGACGGTCGTCGAGGGACTTGTGGCCAAACCTCTGATTGAGTTGTTTAAGGGTGGCTGTACGCCGATGGCTTTTGCCATGCCAGCTGGAGCTCTGGGTACTAAACTTAGAGTGGCGAGCTATCATAAAGAGTGGGCCTATTCACTCGATATGTCACAATTCGATGCAACAATAAGCGCACAGCTGATCCATCTTGCCTTTAAAGTTCTTCGGACTTGGTTCGATGAGGCAGAGGTGGAACCGGTTACAGGTAAGACCGTTGGTGAGATCTTCAGACTCATCGAAAAGTACTTTACGTACACACCTATAGTTATGCCAGATGGTAACGTTTATTACGGTAAAGATCATGGTGTGCCTAGCGGATCATACTTTACCCAGCTGGTTGATTCAATCGTTAATGTCATAATCGGTGGAACAATCAGTGCAAAATTCAACTTGAACGTGTCAAGGCGTGAAATCTTCGTTCTTGGTGATGACCTTCTTATGTGGTCAAATCGCCGCATAGACCTAGATGTAATAGCTAAGTATGCGAACGAGCAATTTGGCGTTAAGCTCCACGGCTCGGAGAAATCGGAAATATTCCATTATGACGAGATTATCCACTATCTTGGTCGTGACTGGGACAATGGCCTACCAGATCTGCCTGAGGAAGAAATTCTGAAGCGCATGGTGTACCCTGAATCGTTCAGGAAGTACGCTAAAGACCCGAGTGACCGTGAGCGACAAGTGCATTTAATGCTCTTGGCTTACGCGGGAACCTATCGCAGTGCATGGAGGATGGCTTATAGTGCCATTGACCCAAGCGGAAGGAATATACATCGTGGCTGTAATAATACAGATGTAAATACCTATATCCGTGAGGGGCGTCAGGTAACTCTAACTCCTGAACACATGAGTGGCCTTATGCGATTCATGTTTAGGGAGAAGATGTTTGGTGACTCCGGCGAC